TTATGTACCTATTATATACATACTTTCTTAAATAATGGTGTATTTTTTTAGATTTTTTTGTAGCGGACAAAAACCTATTTTAAAAAAAATTTACGTACTAAATTTATTCGATACCAAAAGTAGCGTGAATATCGAAACTTTGAGTAGTCCCGGAAACTGTATAAGCGAAACGGAAGTAATCGTCTGTTATCGCTCCCGATACTTTCTTGATCTCGCTACTAATAGCGGTTATATCTGTAAACGTCGCTATTGTTGTAGGGCTAGTAAAACTAGCGTTATCATCGCTCTCTAGTGTTATCGTAATAGTAGGGGTACTTGTTCCGCTAACTCCGGTACAATGTACGGCGGCGTAGATGTTTTCGGTGGAGGCTACGGCGCCTAATTGTACTCCGGTACTATTTCCGCTAGCGGTTATTGCGCTATCTATATCAATAGTACCCCTCACAACTTTATCGGTGCTATTTGACTTAGAAATATTAAAAGGTGCGATCTCTCCTACACTTCCTAGTATTTGATAACTAAATAGTTTTGATTTTAAGAAGTAAGCTATATTGCCTACTCCGGCGTCGGGTACAACTGTAACGATCAACTCGTTACCAATATTAGCTCCTAATAGAGCGTCCGGTTTTTCACTACCGGCCTCGAAAAATCCGTCGATACTAAGGCTACTATCTTTAAGGCCTCCCAATCTTTCTCTAAAGCCACCACTATTTATAGTTGTAACATCTAACTCGTCTGCGGTAACGTCTAAAGTAATTGCGTTGGTATGTGTGCTTAGATCATATCCACCGATAAATAATTTACCGTCCGTAAATACATACTTAGCCATTATCTACCTCTTTATCTTTAATTTCTTCTACGACTTTTTTTACTTTCTTTAAATTTTCTTTTTTACTTATAGCGGTTATATGTCCGGCTTTTGTAAGTGTGATTATTTTATCTAGATCTTCTAAAGTTATAGTGCTACCCGGCTCTTTACCGTCTATCTTCTTAGATCCTATTATTTTAAATTTTGGCATTTAGCTAGTTCCTTTTGTATACACTTCTAGGCTTATGTTAGCTCCTATTGCGTCTATTCCGTTAAGGTTAACGTCTGCGGCGTAATTGCTTACGCTTGTAATAGTTGCGTCGGTATTATCTAAACCTAGCGTCTTATTATTAAATATAGTCTGTCTTATAGAGCTACTCCCGGCTCCTGTTATATATTGGTCTAATTGATCTTGTGCCGTTCTGCTTTCTGCTCGTTGTACTGCTACTAAAATATCGAAGTTGTATAGATCCGTGCCACGTTGCATAGCTATATTAAATTGTATTGAAGTTGGTAAGACTATTGCTACCGGAAAGTTAATAGAGTAATCCGGTACAACATCGTACACTCGTAAACCGCTAATATTATCGCTTAGGGTTGTTTTGATCCCGTCCCTTACCTCTTGTAAGCTAGCCATTAAGCTATTCCTAGTACGCTAGCTTTACGAAACGGTAGTAGTAATCTAGTTACCTCTCTGTTTTGTTGTACATTAACTACGCCAAAATCTCCTACACCCGCTACGCCTAAGGGTGCATTACGCATAGCGAATAACTCGCTAGCTAACATCTTGCACGCATATTTAATAGGCTCCGGTGTAGTTTCGTAACCCCAATTAGCGGTTATTTGTGCGTAGGGTCTATTAGAAGTGTTAGATAAAGGCCACTCGTAAGATCCGTCGCTATTTAGTTGAATAATGTAATAAGGGCTACCCTCAATACCCCCTACTACACCATTAATAGGTAATAATTTATATTCATCGCTTGGTACGGTTACTTCATAAGTACCGTCGTCGTCATCATCGTATTTTACAACCAATCCGGTTGCAGTAGATATATCATCTACGTAAAGTTTAAAAAAATCTTTTGTAAAGTATTCTCTAGCGCTTGTAGATCCGTCGGCGTAAAATTTTCTACCACAAAAAGCGTCTATTTGACGGCTAGCGCCATTAATAGCATTATCTAATAAGTCGTCGTCTGCGGTATCACTATCCGGGATCCCTACAAAAGCCTTTAGATCCGCTTGGGTAATATAACCGTTAATAATTGCCATAGATTACTTACCTCCTCGGCCTTTACCCTTACCACCTTTAGGTTTACCACCTTTATAGTGTTTAGGCATTACTACTTCTTAACGACTTTTTTTTCGGCTTTTGGTTTTGCTGATTTATTTTCGATTTTTCCGCCAAGTGCTTTAATTTCTTTTTTAACTTGCTCGGCTCTATCTGCTTTTTTATAAATCTCGTAGTGTTTTAATTCTTTTTTTAAAGCCTCTATCTGTTCTTTTTTCTTAATATCCATAAATCTTATTTCCTATAAGTCTTAGTGTATCGGTTGCCCGATACACTAAAACAATTTTAATTAAAAGGTTGGTGTTACCAATCCTGTTCCGCCAATTACGGAAATACCACTAGGGTATCTACCGCTTGCGAAAGCAACATAACCATAAACAACTAATTTAGTTGTTAAAGATCCTGCGTTAGTTTCTTCAAACTTAGCAGTAAACATATCTTGCTCGAAGAGTATGTGATCTTCTGCTCTTACTATGTAGATCTCGTCTTGGTTTGTACCTGCTCCGAAGTTAGTAGCGACATTAGCGTCGGTAATAACCGGGATACCCATTAATTGACCAACAACTCCGTAAGAGTTTGTATCTCCAACGCCATAAGCGTTTTGAGGAGCATTACCGTTAGGTAATATTAATGGTCTATTTGAGCTATCAACTCCCGCAGTTAAAAAGCCCCAACGTCTAGGGTGCATAATTATAGCGGTCGCCGGAGCGAAACGATTAGAGTTTACTTGTTGTATTGCGTCTGCAATCTTTGGCATAAGTTCCGCTACTGTAGGGCTAGCGTCTGTATATGCAACGCTATTAGTGCCGCTAACTGTAGTTAAACCTAAAGGTTGTCCGGAAGATCCGGAGCCGTTTATCATCAAGTTATCTAATTTTGTATAGTAAGCGCTTGCTAGATCTTGGAAGATAATATCTTCTAGATTAAAGCCCGGTTGTCCGCCACGGTCTAAGGCTTGCTTAGATACGTCTTGTTGTCCTGCGATAGTATCGACGTTCACGGTTAATAGTGTATCGTCCATATCTGTTTCGCTAACTGCGGAGTTTTCGCTAGCTTGTTCTGCTGCGCTTGATCCTGTTGTTATTCTTGAAATTTCTACTTTGTTGCCGAAAGCCGGTAACTCTCTTTTTGGTACTGCTTGATAGAAATTAGCGCCCGCTCTTGCGAGTGGTGCGTAATCATCGAGCAAGTATTGAGGTACGACCATACCGGTAAAAGCTCCGGTACCGACATCTCTTTTAGAAACTTCTTGGTGTTCTGCTAATCTTTTGTTAGCTTGGTAATCGTTGTTAAATTTAGCATTATACATATCTCCGAAGAAAGAATTTTCGCCACCTTTACGGTACATATCCGGCTCTTTTACTTCCATACGAGTTTCGGTAATATCTTCATCTTCAATTTCTAAAGATTTTCTGCTTTCTTCAACTTCTTTTAGGGTCTTTCTTAAATCTGCGTCTTTTTCAATTTTCTCGTTTAAGTCTTTGATCTCTACTAAAAGCTCGTTAGATCTTTCAATTTTAGCGTCTAACTCTTCGCCTTTTTCCATAGCGTCCATATCCTCAACAAGTTCGTTTAGTTCTGCTGATTTAGCGTCCCTTTCTTCTATTAATTTTTTCAATTTAATATCCTTAAAGTTGCTATTACTTATACTTGTGCGTTAGGTGGATAGGTAATCCGGCGTAACGTCTTAGAGTAACCCGTCTTTTTTCATCTTAATTTTTAAGATTTCTACGTCGGGGTTACTTTTAGAGCGCTTATCTTCTTCGCTACTTTCTTGTAACTTATTGATTATTTGCTCTAAAACTTCTACGGCTTTATCGCCACTACGAGCCTCTACTAATTCTTTTTGGTACTCGCTTATATCTAAACCTCTTAATGTAGCGCCCGCCCAACTGTTAGCCGGGTATGTAACTACGCTTACATCGAATAATCTTACTTCTTGTACGTCCCTTTTTTCTCCGTCGAAGTCGTCCCTAACTGCTGCGAAAGCGAAAGACATTTCGTTAAGATCGCCCCTCTTCATAGCGGAGGCTACTTCTGCAACTGTTGGGTTATTAGGATCTAAACTAGCCTCTACAAATAATCCGTAGTCGTCTTCTTCTAGTCTTAAAGTACCGCTACTAGATCTAGCTAAAGGTATTCCGTCGTGGTTTACTAAAAATCTAACATCGTCTTGCTCTTGTAAAGTCTTTTTAAAAGCTCCGGGTTTAATGGTTTCGGTGTAAGCTCCTTTACTATCTCTTACACCATACGGTTTATTAAATACACTTGCGTAACCACTAAAGTTATAAGATAATTCCCCGTCTTTATTTTCTCTTATTTCTACATTAGCTAAGCCAAAAGATCGGCTTTCTTTTTCTTTATTCACGTTATTAATCCTAACCTTATTATTTAACATATTAATCGTAGTTGTCATAGATTTAGTATCTATGTCATAAAAATTAGATACTCTACCCTCTTCGTCTTGTAATTGTTTTAATTTTCTTCTAGCCCACTCCCCCGCTTGATCCGGGTTAGTCCACGGGTTAGATCCCCACAATAAGAAAGCGATATCGCTAGCTCTATATGTATCGGGATCGTTAGGGTTACTTGGCTCTCTATCTAGATCGCTAAGGTGCCTAGCGTGCCACGCGCCCATTAAGGAAACTTTAGCCGGGCTTACTTTACCACTACTAACAATAGATCTAGCGTCCCTAACTGTTTTAGGAGTTAGTCCGTCGCCCGCTCTATTAAGATTATCTAATCCTCGTTTCATATTTACGATCATAAATTTAGGAGCGGATAAATCTACTTCTCTAATTTCTACTTCTTGATCTATAGACTTCTCTTCTTCTGCCATAGCTATATTAAGTGCGGTTAAGTGTTCTTCTGCCTCTTCGTGGGTCTTATGGCAAGTAATAAGCTCGTCGTTTTCTTCTTTTACTACTGCGTGTCCGTCTTTGCAATCCGGGTGATCCATAGAAATATAATAAGGCATTATCTCGGTCTTAGTACGACTATGTTACCCTCGCTACTATCTGCTAAGGCGTATAGTTCGTTATCTTGCGGTATTCTTAACTCTATAGTTGCGTGAGTTTCTAAGTGTAAACCGTTAGTAGCGGTTACATCGCTACCGCCTAAAAACATTTTATTACCGTGGTTATTATGTAAATAAATATGTTGCTCGAAGTTTTGGCTATCTAATATCTTTACCGGTGTTACGGTACCTACTGTAAAGTCTTCGCTAATCATTTTCTAAATTATTTGGATCGTTCAATATAACTTTAGGGTCGTGTTGATCGTTACCGAGTGGTGGTATGCTTGGATCTACTGCGGCTCCCTGTAATCCTAGGTAGAAGTTATCTCCACCCTCGTAAGGCTCTAGATCTAATCTTGATCTAGCCTCGTTAGGTGTCATAAGTCCACTAGATATAGCTACTTGGTACGTTCTTACTCTACTAAATAGATCTCCTCTAGCGTATTCTTCTGTATCTAATCTAACTTGTTGTTTACCCGGTAGAAGAGTTGTAAGTCCGTCTTCTATTCTTCTTATGTACGGTAATAATGTATGTCTAATAAAAGCTAATCCGTTGCTCTCGATGTTGGAGTAAACGTTAGATCCGTCTTTACTTAGGATCAAGTGAGCCGGTACTCTAAATATTCTTGCAACTTCATTAACAATTTGCTCTCTAGCCTCTATTAATTCGTTGCCGGCTCCGGCACTAATAGACTTCCACTTTAAACCGCCGGTTAATACGGCCGGTTTTCTATTTCTATTATGATTAAGTACCCAATTTTCTTGTAAGTATTTAGCTTGCTCGCTTGTTAAATCTCTATCGGTTTCAAGTATGCTACTTGGAGTACCACCCTGCCCGTAAAATTGTGCGATGTGCCTTTCCATAGCGATAGCTAATCCGTACATATTGCCGTTTACTCTTAGAGGGCTTATACCAAGTAGATTACCCGGATAAGAAATCCATTTAAAATGTAACATATTTTCATCGGTTAAAGATCTCTTAGCGTTCTTAGTGCCGAGTATGTAGGTTTTAACTCCTCCGTGCATTTCTACGGTAACTCTATCACTATGTATAGGTGTAATTGCTATTGGTCGCCCCTGCCTATCACGATCTACGAGGATAAAAGCGTTACCGTGCATTAATAAACTAGTAATAGTTTGGTGTATTACCTCGAATATAGTTTGATTAACGTTAGGTTTATCAAATATTTTAGGTTTCTCTGTATAGATCTTCTTTCCTGCGTCGTATCTTATTGTTTTAATCGGTAAAATACTTATGCTATCTGCAATTAATGATATTGCGCTCAATACTGCGCTAATTCCTAGGGCGCTTTTTTCGTTTACTTTTTCTCCGGTAAAGTTGTATAGTCCACCCTCCCGAAGTGATAAGAGATCGCTAAGATTTCCTAAAGCTGCGTCCCTATTTTCTCGATTAAAAAAACTCATCTACTCGTTAAATAACTTCCTACTATTAAAAACATACCGGCAACTACAAAAGATAAGCCGATACTAAACGTATATACACCGTAAATTATAAAGCTAGCGCCTATAACTTCGGTAAGTGTTGTCATAATGTTTTTGTAATTCATAAGTTTATTATAGCTACCGGTGGCTCTTCGTCTATGATCGGTGCGGTTATTCTATCTAACATAATTACCATAGCGATAGCTCCGTCGATTTTTCTTTTAGATCTACCTTTTGATAAACGCCAACCGCTATCCGTGGTCTTTTGTGCAGCGCTTAAAACTTGATCCGTAAACGTAGCAGTTGCTTTATGTATAACCTTTTTATTTACAATTAGATCGTAAGCATTACCGCACGCCGGTACCATACGCGAGTGGCTTTGCGGAAAGTTGACCATAGGTACGCCATTATCTAATAACACTTGTGCGCTACGTTCAAAAAAGGCGGGATCGTATGCTACTTCTTTTATATTAAATTGTTTACATAACTCTAAGATATAGGCCTCTACTTCTTGAATATCTATAACGTCGTAATCGTCCGGGTGCCATATCTTAGCGTCTAAGATTATCTTATCTTCTTTATTCTTTTGGCCGTGTACTATTGCTACGCTATCGTGGTGTAACGCCATATCTACACCTACATAAGTTTCGGCGTCCGGATCGAATATTACTTCTCCGTTACAATTATCCCACGCAGTAGGAGGCAACCAACTTTCCTCCTCCGTTCTAGTCCATTGGTTTAAGTGGTATCGTTGAAATTCGTTAAGTGGTAAGCTCTTAAA